TCATGGACCGCAAGCTGGACTCCACCCAGTTTGATGGCTGTGAGCGGTTCGGCCCTGGCTCGGGACTTTATATTTTCAAAGCCGCATAATGATGGGTTGACTTTGATCTCGGAAGTGTGTATAATAGGTAGTGACAAACAAGGATACTATGATGATGGATATGACCACTCTCCTCGCCAAGATCCATGCGGCGGCTACCACCTCTCGCATCGATGCAGAGGCCAATATGTTTTCTCGACTGGCAGAGCGTGTGGCTCACCAGGGTGTCATCTTCGAGGCTCCACTGACTGAGTCCGAATTGGATCTAGTCAAGCGCTTCATGAAGAGTTAAGATTACAAATTTGTAATAAAACTTCTGTTGACTTGGCCCTTCTAGCCTGGTATAATAGGCTCACCAAGGGTAACTAGGAGATAATCTGTGGCTCGTCGTACCATGCTCACTGCTGCTAAAGGTCTTAAGACCAAGAAGGTCCGGACCGGCAAGGTTGCTCAGCAACTTGCTGACATGAAGCACATGGGCGCCGAGCCTGAGGTGAAGGACAAGAACCGTATCGGTATGGATATCGGTAAGATTCTCAACTGGTACAACTACATGTGTGCCCGTACTCAGGCTCGCGAGTACATCGAGACCTATCTCAAGTCTCGTGGTCGGCATGCAGATATCAAGACCCTGAAGCGAGTGCCGGATGCTTGGGTCAACCTGCAGGCTGGCTGGTATGCCCGTATTATCTCCCGTGGTGGTATCGGTTTCGAGCAAAATTTCGAGCAGCGCCTTTCCGAGACTCTGGCCAAGGCCGATACTCGTGGCGATGACGAAGACACTGCCGAAAAGCCTAAGACGGTGGCAGCACCGAAGGTGACCGTCCAGGACCGGATGGTTGACAAGGCTTCCGATATCACCGGTGAGCTTGATGAGCTGATTGATAAGAATGGTTGGACCATCGACGTATACGACTGGCTGACCAAGAAGCAAGTTACTCCGGTTATTGCCCGTAAGATTCGTGACTTCTTCAAGCCTATTGCCGATGAAGCGGCTGAGTTGCTTAAGAATAAGCCCGACCCGCAGCTGGTGGAAGGCTACAAGAACCTCACCAAGACTCAGCAGAAGCAACGTGCGGCATTCTATGCTAAGCTGATTACTGACTGCGATCGCTTCTCTGATGTAGTTAAGAAGCAAAAGGCACCGCGGAAGAATAAGCCGGTGCCGGTCGAGAAGAAGCTCAAGAGCCTGAAGTTCCAGCAGGAATCCAAGGAATACAAGCTGGTCTCCATCAAGCCCGAGAAGATTATCGGCGCAAGTGAGCTGTGGGTGATCAACACCCGGTATCGCACTCTTACTGTCTTCCATACTCAGGACCATCGCGGGCTTGACGTCAAGGGAACGACGATGATTAACTACGATGAAGCTAAGTCCAAGACCTATCGGATTGGTCGGAAGACTGAGCAACATATTGCCACTGCACTCAAGGGTGCTAAGCGTGCCGTTAGTAAGATGCTCGACGAATTGAAGACTGCTACACTCCAACATCGGATTGGTGAGAACACCATCCTTCTGAGGGCTGAATAACATGAACAAGCGCACTGGTTATATTGACGATAATACGACCATCATTGATGGCCAGAAGGTTAAGGTCCCGGAGCTCATCGGAGAGCCTGGTAAGGGAGTTGCCCCATCCTACGGCTATCGTAAGCGTATTATGACTCCATGGGGCAAGCATGAAGTCTGCACTATCATGACTGTCTCTTCTCTTCATGGAGAAAAGGAAAAGTATGCCCACGTGTATCGGCCTACTACTAACCCAGGTGTTGCATTCAGCACTTTTAAGTTGACAGATATCTAAGTTCCATATATAATCAACAAATACGGCCGTGTGGTCTAACTGGATAAGTCAGGAGTCTTCTAAACTCTACGATGGGGGTTCGAATCCCTCCACGGTCGCCAAAATTTTATGGAGTATTCATGCTATCGTTTTTGTTCGGCGGGTTTTTGGTATACATCGGTTATCAATCTGCTCTAACGATAGTAGGATATCACATGACTGTATCCAACACTTTTGAGGATATGGTAAATCGACTACTGCATTGGATCTACGGCATGGTCGTAGCAGTTGTCGGTGTGTTTTTTCTTTTCGGTGCGGGTGCCGAATATGTCATATCTTTTGCACTGTCGCATGCACTGACTATGTGCTTCATTGATTTTGAAGCTACCTTTGAGTCTAAGAAGGACCTATAGCTCAACAGCAGAGCGGGCCGCTCATAACGGCTTGGTTGGCGGGGCAGAACCGTCTAGGTCCACCACTTTATATCATGGAGAATATTGTGAGCAATATGAACCGCATCGCCAATGCCGGCAATCGCTTTCAGGGACAGTATAAGCGTGTCCTGTGTGTCTGCTCTGCAGGCCTTCTGCGCTCTCCGACTGCAGCTCTTGTGCTGTCACAAGACCCATTTAACTTCAATACACGAGCAGTCGGCATCTCCCAGGAATATGCACTGATTCCTCTTGATGCTGCTCATCTCCATTGGGCCGACGAGATCGTTACCATGGAAAGCGATCATACTAATGCAGTGTATGCTGCACTAGACAAGTGTGGGTTGTTCGGTACCGGTATCAATGTAATTACACTGGGTATTCCGGATAACTATGAATACCGCAATCCTGTGCTGATTGATATGATCAAGAATCAGTACATTCGTCATAACAAGGAATATGCTCAACCGTGAACATCTCTAGACGCTCTTTGATTATTGCTGCAGCTAGCATGCCATTTGCAGCTACTGCTCAAACTATCCAGGTTACGGGAGCAGGCGCTACATTTCCGGCTCCCCTTTATCACCGATGGGCGCAGGATGCCGAGCGTAAGATTGGTGTAAAGATTAACTATCAGTCAATTGGCTCTGGCGCTGGTGTTAACCAGATTCGATCCAGGACTGTTACCTTTGGCGCTACAGATGCTCCACTGACCGATCCTGGTGATCTGTATCAGTTCCCTACGGTTGAGGGCGAAGTTGTAGCAATCTTCAACATTCCTGGCATCCGTTCTATCAATCTGACCATGGAAGTTGTCAACCGAATCTACAAGGGTGAGCTTACTAGGTGGAACGCACCTGCAATTGTAGCTCTCAATCCGGGTGTGAGAATTCCTGCAATGCCTATTGCTCCTGTTTATAGAGGCGACGGTTCTGGCACTACGTTCATTTGGACGAATGCTATGAAGCAAGCTGGTAACTGGGATGATACCGGTACTTCTATTCGTTGGCCAGTTGGCATGGGTGCTCGTGGTAATGAAGGTGTAACCAATATGGTTGCTCGTACTCCAGGAGCTATTGGCTATGCTGAAGTTGCCTTTGCTCGAATTAACAATCTGCCGTATGCAACTCTAGACTCTTCGGTTGTCGGTAGGACATACATTCTGCTTCCTAAGCAACCTAGAGATCGTGTTGCTCACAATAAGGCAGTAGAGTTCTTTGAATACGCCTTTACTGAAGGCCTTGCAGCTGCTTCTAATATGTACTACAAGCCGCTGCCAAGTTCCGAGTATGCATCCATACTTTCCGAGCTTAAATCTATCTAATCCACAAGAAAGGCATTTATTATGTTTACTCTCATGATCGTGTTTGCTCTGGCTGGTCAGCCTCAGACTCGACTGAATTTGGATAGCATCTCTGCAGAGTCTTGCAGGGTTGAGTCTCTTGCCGTTGAGACCGTATTCCGTAGCATGGGTGTTACCGAATATTCTACTCGGTGTGTGGAACGGTAACTATGAAAGTCTACATTGGGCCTTACGTAAATTGGTTCGGCCCATATCAAATTGCCGAGAAGATCCTTTTCTGGAAAGACAAGCATGATTATAATGATGATGCTATTCATCGACTTGGCGAATGGCTGGCTACAAATCGCAAAGGCCAAGATTCGTGGCTTACGGAATTCTGTCAGTGGATCAACAACAAGCGTAAACGAAAAGTAAGCATTAGGATCGACTACAGCGACGTGTGGTCCATGGACAATACGCTTGCGTTAATTATTGTACCGATGCTCGAAAAGCTTCGGGAAAATGTAGTCGGCGGTCCTTTTGTTAATGATGAGGATGTACCCGAAAATCTTCGAAGCACTGCTGCTCCTGCATTGACTGAAGAGCAAAAGAATTGTGGCCATACCGATGATAATTGGTTTAAGCGTTGGGAATGGGTGCTTGATGAAATGATCTGGACATTCAAGCAACATTCGGATGATAGTTGGAAGGAGCAATACGAATCTGGCACTTCTGATTGGACGCTAGAAAAGGACAAAGTTACACAAGCTACCCATGTCAAGCATGGACCCAATCATACCTTTAAGCTTGATATTGAAGGTATGGAAAAGCATCGTGAGAGGATGAACAACGGCCGCCGCCTCTTTGCAAAATACTACGAATCACTTTGGTATTGATGAAGGAATATAGATATGCGAATTAAGAATCCTATGATTGAGAAGCCGATTATCCCTATGCGCTACGACTTTGCTCGAGCCGGTAAGAATGGAACTCTGATTGCGGTAATTATGGATGAGTCCGGTAGTATGTCACCGGTACAAAATCAGACCATTGCTGCATTCAATGAGTTTGTACTTGGCCAGAAGAATGCCAGTAAGGATGCTGGTGCGGCCTATATGACTCTTGTTAAGTTTGATGCTCCGGACATTCATACGGTTTATTCTAATCGACCGATTGAGGAAGTTCCGGATTTGAACACCGAGACGTACTCACCTCGTGGTGGTACCAATCTACTTGATGCTGTTGGTCACACAATGGCTAAGGTGCAGAATGCACTGTCTATTCAGAAAAATATTGAATTGCGGCCGGGTGTGATTGTGCTGATTATGACCGACGGTGAAGAGAATAGTTCTCAGCAGTATACTCGTGATGAGATCAAGAATATGGTCAAGTCTGCTGAGGATTCCGATTGGACCTTTACTTTCCTTGGCGCCAACATTGATGCTTTTGCTGCCAGCGCTAAGCTTGGCATGGGCAATCACAACACCCTGCAGTATAACGTGAACAACATGGGCGGAACCATGTGGGCGGCTAGTGAAATGGTAACTGCAACGCGTTCTGCAAAGATGAAGGGCATGGATACTCAGGCTCTCTATGCATCGGGCCTCTATAGCGACGATCAACGTAATAAGGCCAAGTAATGGAAAGTCTTTCTAAGCCTGCACGATTCTCTTCCGACGTGTATAAGCTTATCAAAGAGAAGGACATGAACTACATTGATGCTGTAGTTCATTGGTGTGATGTGAATATGGTGGATGTTGAACTTGCGGCATCCCTTATCAAGCGGGATCCCAATCTACTTTGTGAGATTCAGCTTGATGCGGAGAGTCTTAATTACCTGAAGAAGACTGCTAGGCTGCCTATATGACTCCATTTGAGGTGTATGTAGACTATCTTGCTCTCAAGAATCACTTCACCACCGAATGGTATGACTACATCAAGTACAATGGAAAGACCAAAGCAAATGCAGAATCTTTCCAGACTAGAAAAGACCGAATGTTCTTCGAGAAGTTGGCTAAGCATAGAGATCCTCACAGTCTCATGCTTGCTAACTTTGTGGCCAATCCAAAAGTTTGGGCAAGGGATTTAGCTTACTCTCAGGAATGTGAGCAGACTTATTTGGATTGGCTCAAGAAAACTCAGGCTCTGGCCAATACGGTGCGGAACGATTTGAGTCACTTTAACTCTGAGTTCAATAGCAACTTTATAGTCAAGGACAACTATCACCCCAGATGCCTTCAGCTGTACTTGGGTGGTGATATCACCAGAGAAACATTCACTGTTGTTGTGGATGTTACTGGTTGCTTTAAGTACTGGGACAAGAATCTTGCTGATGACATTATGTGGCAGGATACTAAAATTGGATATTTAAAGTATATCCCATTTCTGAAGTATGATAGAGCAAAGATAAAGAAAGTACTCATAGAATACTTTGGAGAATGACTAACAGTTGACTTCTCTATAGAAAGTGATATATATAGTATCAGGGTAACTGACCGGCTGTGATAGTACCCTCCGCCAATAAGTTATTGGTATGGCGCAATGCCATGACAACGGTGGCCGGATCTTATACATACAAAACATACGATACATACGACCTTAACATACGAAATATACGGAGATATACATGGTAGATTTTTCTTCTCTTAAGAACCGCAGCGGCAAGAGCTCTCTTGAGTCTCTAACGCAGGAACTCTCAAAGCTCAACACTCAAGGTGATGGTAAGAATTCAGACGATCGGTTCTGGTATCCTGCCGTCGACAAGGCTGGTAATGGTTACGCTGTAATCCGTTTCCTTCCTGCTCCTGGTGATGAGGAACTTCCTTTCATTCGGATGTTTGAGCACGGCTTCAAGGGTCCGACTGGGCTGTGGTACATTGAGAACTCTCTGACTACTGTTGGTAAGCAAGACCCTGTTGGCGAGCTTAACTCTAAGCTCTGGAATGAGTCGACCGACGACGAATCTCCTGGCCGTAAGCAGGCTCGTGCTCAGAAGCGCAAGCTCAACTACGTCTGCAACATCTACATCGTGCAGGACCAGGCCAATCCGGAGAACAACGGTAAGGTCAAGCTGTTCAAGATTGGTAAGAAGATCTTTGACAAGCTGAATGAGGCTATGAATCCGCAGTTTGCAGATGAGAAGCCGATGAATCCTTTCGACCTCTGGGATGGTGCTAACTTCAAGTTGAAGATTAGGACTGTTGAAGGCTATCGTAACTACGATAAGTCTGAGTTTGCTAGCCCTGAGCCTTTGTTCGCGGATGACAAGAAGCTTGAGGCAGTCTGGAAGTCTGAGCACCTGCTTCAGCCGTTCCTGGCTCCGGAGAACTTCAAGAGCTACGATGAACTTAAGACTCGACTGAACAAGGTTCTTGGCCTTGAAGGTAATGGTGGGACTTCTCCCTCTGCTGCTCGACAGGCCGCAGCGGCACGTAAGCCTACTCCGACTGAGGACGATGCTCCTTGGCAGGATCCTAAGCCTCAGCGTGCAGCACCTTCTCGAGGTGAGATTGCCGATGACGATGAGGACCTTGAGTTCTTCAAGCGTTTGGCAGAATAAAGACTAACTATACTGGGGAGCCTTTCGGCTCCCCTTTTAGTTTAAGCTGCCATATCAAAGAGTCTAGCATATCTTTCAGCAGCATCTTCAGGTTCAACAAGACCTGGATCATTTGGATCGCTGGAATTATATGCTGGCGGTGGAGTGGATGAATTGCTAGCGCCACCTCCTGACATATCAATGACGTTCGGGGCTGAAGCAGCTGCCGGCGTTCTCTCCGCAATAGCATTATCACGACTTGCTCCTTCTACAGCTGCACCATCAGTTGCTGGAGCTGCCATCATTTGTGCTGGTGCAGCTGATTGTTCGGATGATGGAGCAATGCTTGCAGCCGCAGTGGCAGGAGTAGACGCTACGGGTGATGCGTCGGATGATGATGGAGCAGGTTCTGGTGTTTGACTTGGCGCAGATTGAGCAGATTGTGATCCAGATATACCAAGCAGTGGTGCAGGATCAATCTTGGTGCCGTTGCGTATTGCCTCAAAGTGTAAATGAGGACCAGTAGATCTACCAGTATTACCCGATAGCGCTATCTGTTGACCAGCGGTGACTTGTTGACCCTGTTGTACGCCAAATGAAGATAGATGTGCATACAACGTATCAATACCATTATCTCCACGAATACGGATCATATTTCCATATGAAGGAGATTCCCGTACTTCAACAACTGTTCCGCCATGTGCTGCCACGATCGGAGTACCTACTGGGACACCATAATCAATGCCTTTGTGATCGCCCATAGAGCGCATACCAAATGGTGATGTTACTCTTCCCGATGTAGGTGTAACTAGTCCTGTAGATGATGCAGCCCCTGCAGCTGCACCCATGCTAATAGCCGCAGGGGTGGCAGACATTGCAGTTTCCCTTGCAACAGCTTGACCTGCTGGTGCAGGCATTGATGCAAGAGTAGCTAAAGGATTAGGTCCAGGTGCACCAGGAGAAGAAGGTGGCTGAGATGGTGTTGCTGTAATAGAAGGTAGCTTAAATTCTATACTATTACCTGAGAAGGTAACTTTTCTGGCTCTCAACACTAAGTTTCTGTTTGAAAACAAGTCTGGATTAGATTCATATTCTCTTGCAAGGAGCTCAGCTTCTCTGACAGCTTCGTTGACTACTACGTCATCATCTTTAGCAATATTTCTTTCTGGTGCATTAAGATTTTTTGTATTTGCTGATCTATCATTTCCAGTTGATGTAATTGGTTCTTTTGCTAACAATATAGGTTGTGCATTATCATCAGCAATATTAGTCAATGCACTGGATGATATGAGATTACTATCGGCAAGTTCAGCTGCTGATGTTTCCTTTGCTTGTGTACCAGCCAAAGCTTCTGTTGAAGGTTGTACTTGTTGAGTTGCCGGTGGTGTTTCTATAGGCCCAGATACCTGTGGTATTGGCTGTCTCTCACCTGGGTTAGCTTTAAAATAATCTCTAATTCTGCTTTCAATAAGCATATTGTTGTCAGGGATTCCACGCGGATACAATCCACGCAAATGATTAATAACTTCTTCATAGCGATTTGGTTGACGATCTCTATTAACATAGGCTCGTACTAATCTTTCTGTTGAATTTGTAACTTCAATTGATGCAGAAGGCACTGCTTGTGTTTGAGGCACTGCAGATGTAGCAGTATGTTGTATACTTGATTCTGGTAAAGATGGGGTTGTAGGCTCTGGAACTGATTGTGGTACTATTTGAGTTTGCGTTCTTGGAGAGTCGAGTAATCTTGCTAGTCTATTCTCCATGCCCATTTTGGTTGCAACGTCATCAATTGAACCAGACCCACTTGCTACTCTAGTAGCAATATATTGTTGAAGTGTATCTCTTACTTGATTGTATTCTGGCGATCCGCCAGTTATCCCTCTTTCTCTAAGACGAGGATGTACCCTCAAAAACTCATCTAAAAGTCGTGAACTTCTTTCATCAAGTATGGTAGAAGGCATCACTTG